GCCATAGTAGTCTCTTTTTATCTTTATGTGTCTAGTTGTCTTAAGCTTCTAGGTTAGTGTCTGTTCAGCTGGTTCGTTCGTTGGTCAGTTCGTTTTGGTTTGGTGTTGTCTTCTATCTCTTGACTGAAAAGTATTTCAATTTTTTGAGGGACGCACCCACACTCCCGTGTTTTTGAAGTTCACTTTGGTTTGAGGTGAGCGGTTTTTATACGTGTTTACTTTTAAGTTCGGAGGCACAGCCCCCTTTACAAATGAGATTTTTACGAATATTTACTATATTCTCAGAGCAAACGACAGACCTACAATATTTTTTATGGCATTGGCTACATAATTTTATATTATAGTCGAATTTACCACACACATCGCACTTCATTTCAACATATATATCATCATTGTTCATTTTTGATATAAATATAAAAGTATATTTATATGATTTTGGAATAGATTTTTCCATCGAATCAAGCACGCATCTCCTCCGAACACAGCCGCATAACAGGGGTCGTGTGGGTTTCCCCCCAAACTTACCATTTGGTCGTCTTCTTCACACTAATCTTCGGCCCTTGACCTCGTTTTTTTACATTGCCTGGATCATATGCGGCATCCTCATCATCCGATTGTAAATCTTTGGACAATTCCCAGAATTCTTTGGATCCCAGTTTGAAATCCGCATGGTGTTCGGCCTTGTACCAAAAAATTTGGTCATGGAGTTTATTCGATTTGGAATTATTATTAATAACTAAGCATTCAAAATTCTCTGTACACTGATCCATGACTTGGCAAAATGATTCAAAGGTCGGAAACATACCGGCATAATTCTCCCAAATGCGTTTGCGATTGGCAATATAAGGCTCTCGCAAAATAAAGACATAATCAATATTCGTTCGTAAATTAGGTGGAATACCAAGTGGATATTGCATCGTGATGATCAGCATAATTTTCCAGTGCCGTCCGTTCATAAAAAGCAAACGCATCATTTTATCCCGTGTCCAGGTCGCATCATAGAGACAATCATCCAGAATCACAAAAGCTCGCGGGTCAATATTACACCGCTTAAACTGTTCTAATTCTTTTTTCACTTGTTTTAAAACCGTCTTTTGACGTTTGAGAATATTTTCAATGATGGACGTATTGTATTCTTCATGAATAAAAAGCTTGGGAACGTGCGCACTGTAAAACCCATTGCCTGCTTCTGTGCCGGAAATAACCGTGCCAATAGGAATATCTTGATGATAAAAGAGTAAATCTCTCACTAAATAACTTTTACCTGTATCACGACGCCCGATTAATACAACGACAGGTCCTTTATTTTCATCGGGTTTAAAGCTAATATGTCGCATATCGAATTTTTTTAATTCCAACGTCATTAATATTTAATAGATAATAATCAATATTATAGTCCGCATATTTAAAAGTTTACATATTTAAAAGTTTACATATTTATAATGAGTTAAAAAACTAATATTTTATATATATTACAAGTAATAATGGAGATCCCAGCCAAGATGGATTTTACTTATAAAAAAGATGATAATCATAAACTCTTTAAAAGTTTAGAAGAAAATCCAATTTTCGGAATTCTCGAAGCACAGAATTATATTCCCCTTTATAACTCTTATTTTGCGCTTAACAAAACCAATTACAATACTATTATGTTGAACCAACCATGGAAATTAAATGAAATATTATCACAAGAATCGAATAATGTATTTAAATGTCAACTGAAAAAAAAGGATACAAAAAATACCCGGAAGGTCTTTTTAAAATTTAGCCCACTGCTTGACCCGATTAAATATTTGTTGGGAAAATATGATATAACTGATACGTCTTTGCTAAACTTACCGGAATTTGATTCATCGGCATGTAACTCTAAAGTGAGAGATTACAATAATTCCGCTTATGTGGATAGTTTTTTTACATATCTCTCTAGTAAATTATTACATGACCATGGATTTTTAAATGGTATGGATTTTTATGGGTCATTTTTAGCTTCAAAAACCGATTTTCGGATTAATATTATCGATGATATTGATTATCTCAATGATTCAAATTTTTTCCGAAAAAATGAGAAGGTCTTGTATGAATTAGAGGAGAATGGATTTGAGGGATTGAACGATGATACGCGTAATTATAAGAAAAAATTAAATTTTTCAAATGAATTAGCTACGGAAGAATTATTATTAACCGATATAACGGATTTGAATACGATTTCGCCCGACAAAACGGTAAGCGAACTAGTGGAACCGGAACTAGTGGAACCGGAACTAGTAACAATTCAATTAACCGATGCGTTAGAAAAAGCCCCGACAAAATCCAATAATAGTTCTTGTTCCTCCCGCTCTTCCAACACAACAAATGAAGGGGATATAGAAAACGATAACGAAGAAGAGAGTGAAACATCAGATGATGAAGAAGATTCTCTCAAATCAGGTTGTGAAGGTGGAGACTCCATTGAAGAATGGGAAAGTGAAAGTGAGGAGGGCGACGAAGAAACACTGATTGCGAAAATAAAGAAGTTTCCAGTTCAAGTCATTGCATTAGAACATTGTGAATCCACACTAGACGAATTTATGTCTGATGGCAAAATAACACCAGAAATATGGGATTCAATTGTAATACAAATTCTATTCAGTCTTATTACTTTTCAAAATGCGTTTGGGTTGACGCACAATGATCTACATACGAACAATGTCATGTATATTGAAACTGATAAGAAATTTCTCTATTATAAATTAAACCACGTGTATTACCGGGTTCCGACTTTCGGTAAATTATTTAAGATAATCGATTATGGTCGGGCAATTTATAAATTTCGCGGGCAATTGCTCTGTAGTGATAGCTATCACCCGGAAGGTGACGCGGCAACCCAATACAATTGTGAGCCGTATTACAATGATAAGAAACCGCGTTTAGAGCCGAATCTTGGTTTTGATTTATGTCGACTCGGTTGTGCGCTATATGATTATTTAATGGATGAACCAAAATCCAAAATTGTGCAAATTATGTTAGATTGGGTAAAAGATGATAAAGGCCGGAATATTCTCTATAAAAAGAACGGGGATGAACGCTATCCGGATTTTAAACTTTACAAGATGATTGCTCGTACAGCGAACAAACATGTACCTGCTACTGTGTTGAGTAATCCCTATTTTGATAAATTCATTGTGCCGAAAAAAGAGATCGTGAAAAAAATGAAAGAGGTGATGGATTTGGACGCGATTCCAAATTATATGTAAGGTTAACAAATCTATGTGATAAAAAATAAAAAAGTTCCGTAGAAGCTTTTTATTTTTTCTTATAATTTATTTCAAATTCCTCGTCGCTTTTAATACTTGTAGTTAGGGGGAGTCATTATAGTCACAACGCCCATAAAACTCACACGCGCGGCAACAATACGTTTCATCGTAGTCTTCATCCATTTTCTCTTCCCATTTGTCTTGTTTGTCATGGTTGGCCTGCTGTCTTTCTTGTTCAAAGTAGTCTTTGTATTCGTTCTCAAATACAGCTTCGGCGACGCTGATAGCAGTTTCAGCCATTGCGAGTTCTACACCGAGAACTTCCTCTGCGGCCTTTTCCAGTTGCGATTGTTGATAGGATAGCCACGACATCTCGTTACTACCTTGCTCGCATACATCGTTGAATGATATATCCATAGGGGAAACTTCTTCTTGTAGTGCTGATTCGGCCACACTAATAGCGGTTTCCGTTAAATTCAACTCTTGGCCGAGTGTATTCATTACAAAGGACTCGTTTAAATTCCAGTTCAAATGATTCTCGGGAACCTTAGGCCAAGCGTCAGCGGTGGCGGGCCAAGCGTCGACTGCGTCAATGGTATGCGTAGAAGAAGGCTCTTCGGGATATTCCAATTCACGGATCCGGTCCGTTAGATTTTCAATGGTACATTCATTTACATAAGCCTGGTATCCAAGTCGCATTATGCGCTTATCGTTGTTACTTAAGTGGCGTTTGGTATTTTCAAACGCAACCCAATACCACGGGTCATCGTAGACAACACGTGCTTGCGCACGGGGGCCAAAGATGCGTTGCTGAAAATGGTATGCGATATCATTGTCATACCAGGCGCTGAAATAAACGAAGGCTTGATAGATCGGATAACGGCGTTTCTTGCTGTCGGGCATTCGGATAATACTTACCTTGTATACACGGCCGATTTGCTGCTTGTGGAAAACATCGATGATTTTTTGTTCGTCTATCCACTGCGGGAAAACCCGGGGAATCATCAACGAAAGACTTTGCTCGATACGGGAAGACATTCTCTTTGCTTTAATAGCGGTTGTTACGTTTAATTGGTTGGGGTTAAGAGAATATAATGAATGAAAAAGTAATTCAATTTTTTGCAAATTTATAAATCAACGTTTATAAATCAATATCGTCCATATAATTGTTATCTTTACTTGTGCGATTTTTACAGGGCTTAAGCTTGTCATAGTGATTTTCCATATCATGTATAATAGAAGAGATGTTATATGTTGCCATGTCTACATACTCGCCAGCTACATACTCGCCAGCTACATACTCGCCAGCTACATACTCGCCAGCTACATACTCGCCAGCTACATACTCGCCA